GTTTGTTTCAACCACTCCTATATTCGATGTAACGAGCCTTCAAGGTAAAAGTTTAGATTCGCCTGAGTTTATGCAGTTCATGATTATTCTTACTCAAAGAATAAATCAGATGTCTATTCAGTTGAATCTAAAAACCAGTGGTCAGTTTCCACTCACTGAATTTGTTGATGGTAACACGTTTTTCCCCAATCCTGCATTATCATCTACGACTGCTCAAACACCAACAAATAGGCAGGAATTCATCAAGGTAATTGATTTTGGAGCTCTACCTAATGCAGGGATAAAAACTGTTCCTCATGGAATAACTATTGATGCAAATACAAGCTTTACACAAATATATGCAACAGCAACAGAACCTAACTCGCAATTCATCCCAATACCATTCAGTTCTCCAACTGCACTTATAGATAATATTGAAATTTTAGTTGATACAACTGATGTTATAATAACAACCGCTATAAATTATTCCGCATTCACTATTTGCTACGTAGTATTAAAGTATATAAAGCAATAGCTTTTTGTTGTAATTAGCTGTACTGCTTATCTTACTTTTATTCATTCTTTTTTGTTTCACGCTGTCTAACTGGCAGCGTGTTTTATTGAGATCCGAATGAATTTGTTCTCATAGCGTATATTATAAATGCATTCAATTGAAAATCAGCGAATGCAATATTAGGATCTAGTATTTGTTCTTCGTTAAACCCTAAAATAAATTGGAAATTCTCACCTGAAGCATTGAAATAAACTGAATGCCAGAATCTTTCTTGGGTCTTTTCTAGTGGTAAGAGATCATATGGCTTTGTAGATAGTACTGATCTGCCTATAAGAGATTGAGATACTTGAGAAGATTCAATAAAATCTAATTCAGATGTAGATACACTCCAGTTTATAGTAACTTCTCCTTCATCAGTATTATCTACTAAGAAATCGATTCTATTAACTGCAGTATTTGTTCCAGAGTTATTGTAGAAGTTATATTGTTTGCTTAAAAGTGATAACTCACTCACTCTTCTAATAAGCCCGCCCCCAGTATAGTTACCAGTAATAACTAAAGCCTCTACATTAACAGTAAATGTATCATCACTAATAGTGGATACCTGAAATATTCTATCATTTAACACATCGTCATCAGCTAAATTACCGCCATCTGATTGTATGCTATTAAAGTAAACATATGATAAATCAGCAAGATTATGGTTGATTGATGTTATGGTTACAACAGCTCCTGCAACTGCAATGTTTGTTATCTGTAAAACACTTTGATTAATAGACGATTCATCCTCAACGATAAATGTATATCCTTCTTGGTTACCTGCTATAACTGATTTAAAGTTTTCTATTAATGACGGGTCTGCCCAATATTCTTGCATTGATTCCCATGCTATCTCTGCTTCTTCCCATGAAATAGTTTGTTGTAAGAAAAAGCTTCCAAACGCTGTTATAGAATCTTGATTATATGCCCAAGTACCATTTTTATAATCATAAACAAGAACAACATTGGGATATATATTGTTATTACCAGTAGTTTCTGATGTTGAATTAAATGACCAGTATGCCATTTCTATATAATAATCTCTTATTCCAGCAACTCTTGATGGTCCATCTGAAGCATTAGATACTTCAAAAATCTCTTGTGGTATTAAATCATCAATTCTATCAACATTAACCCCATTGCATTGGTGAATACCATTAGGACCAAAACCAAGGACAACTTTGTCGAAAGGTATGGCTGAGTTAAGTGATTCAACTCCAAGTTCTGTGTTTATTTTTTGTAGGACGAATGGAGCAATCTCATTACCTGTATATACTAATTCCCATGTAGAATAATTAAAGAACACAATTAATCTATCTTTTAGAAACTGTGCAGATATTATTGAATCCAAAATAGGAGCATCAATAAATGACCCTTTACCTGGTATATCTTGCCTCCAGGAATCAGTTTCTATAGGTGATCCTTGTTGAGAATATCTTATTCTATTTTGAAATGTATTATCTGCAGCACCAATATTCTCAGTAACATTTAATAGAACAAGTCTTCCTTTAAAGGGAACAATAATTTTACAGGTTACTATAAAGTCTCCACCTACGTTTATAGGGGTTGTTCCTACAGTTCCTAATTGAACAAAATCAGTTCCATCCCAATATCTAAACCCATCTGCTATAACATTATTAGTTATAAACATTAAAAAACTATTGTCTGCAGTTCCACGAAAGTTTGCAGTATTAAAGAAATCATTATTGTTTCCTGACCACTCATCTGCCACTCCAGGAACACTCCCTTGAACTCTTCCCCATCCCGTTGAATAAACGAAGTTGTAAGCAAATTGTTGATCAAAAGCAAACAATACAGAACTGTTATTTCCTAGCAACTCATAAGTACCAAATGACATTACTGGAGTTGACGGATAGAAATAGACAGCAGTAGTTGCAGCAGCACCGTTTATAACAAAAGCCCCTGTTGTTGTATCATATGTATTAACTGCTGCAACTCCAGTATCTAACATATCTGCAGGGTTACCGGTTTGATAAACAGTAAATACTTCATCACCAATTGAAAAAGCTTGCCCTATTTCAAATATTGCTCCTGGAACTGTGCCAGCTACATCTCCAAATGCATCAGTTGTATCTACATTTACTCTTAAACGTGAGAACAATTGGTCTTGAGGTTCATCCTTACCGGTATTCATATAGCGTCCGCCAAAACGCTTTTTAACAGTTCCACGCCATGTATATAAATTTTTAAGCACGCTAAATGCTTCTGTTGAAATCAACCAGGCTTTTACGTTGTTCTGTAAACCAGATTTTAAAGGCGCTATTAGAAACTTATCATATGGCATTATTTATCCTTAATCGCCTATTGCATAGTAATAAACTCTAAATGCAGAAAATCCTGTATTACGGTAAGATGCAGTAAATATACCAAAGTCTAGAACAGTTATTTGATCTCTTATTATATAACTTACTGATCTTGGATCAGTTTCTGTGCTTAATATTGCTGTACTCATCTGTATATTAAAAATATTTGTAAATACTGGAAATGCTGGATTAAAAACTACAGTGTTTGCTCTAAATAGAGCTCCATCACCAGGAAAGTCTTGGAAGCCCCATTTTAAAAGAAAACCACTAGGTGTAGAGCTAAACCCTTCATTAGCAGCATTCCCACCTTCAGTAAACTCTGTTATATCTCCATTATTCGATCTTCTAAAAAATAACTCTGGAACTGCTGAAATAGCTCCATTTTTACTATATAAAGCTACTTCTGATATTGAAGTAACAGGATTAGCAAATTGAATAGGAAATTGTATGAATTTATGCTTACCCTGATCAGCTGCGCCAAATGTACCATGATTTACATCAATTAAAGTTTTTATTGCTTGGAAATTACCTAATAGATCAGATTGGGATGTTTTTAATATATCATCAGGCTGTGGAATATTATCTTTATACATATTTATCCTTTTATACTCCTGTTATCATAACAAAAATCTCAAAAGCAGCAGTTCTATATGGAAATACTGTAAGTTCTGACTTAGTTGCTCTTACTGAAAATTCTGTAGCACTAAAAGGATGAACAGGATAAACCCATGCTCCAAAAGTATTGTTTAAATTTGTTGGAAGTACTGGAGTTATTTTAATATTGAAAACACTAGTAAATTCAGGAATATTTTGCTCTAATCCTGGAATAAAATAAGTCACAAGTATTTGCTGATCTGCTAAAAACATTTCAGGAACAGTAAAAGTTCCAAATTTAACCATTATCCCGCTTGGCCATCTAAACCAGTAACGACCAGAATTATTTGATGTTTCAGTAAAACTGTATGTTGCTCCAATAGTTGGAGGATTACTTTTTCTTTTTATCCATAACTCAGGCTGTCCAGAAAATTGTCCTAATTTAGAATATAAAGCAACTTCAGTACCATTAGTCGTTGGAGCAGTATCTCTTATAGGAATCGAAACAAATTTATGTTTACCTTGTGCAGCAGCACCAAAATTAATATGATTCTCAGTAATAAGTTGAGGTATTATTTGAAAGTTTTGAAGAATCTCATCTTGGGATAGATATATTCTATCTAGTGGCTTAGGAATATTATTATAATATGGCATATATTTCCCTCATATTAATTCCACCATCCCCAAGAATTCCCATCTCCATATGATCTTTGCGAGTATATAGTAGAAGATCTTTGGTCGCCTTGTTGCTCAATAGTTCTTCTTAAAACTAATTTCTCTTGTTCTTTAAACTCAGGCATGATCAATGCAAGAGTTTCATTATCCAATCTATCTTCTAGAATCTTCTTAGCTGCACCATATGCTATATACTGCCACCATTGATTCAAATCTGGGTCCTGACCTGCGTCTAATAGTTCTGTAGGTAGAACATTGCACTCAACATTTACTTGGTACTGTTGGTCAGGAATAGGCCTTAAAGTGAATGTATTCGCAAAGTATAATACTGCAGTTGGACGAGCTGCTTGATATGGAACTGCTTGTACGTTTATTTTTTGATTAGCTCCAGGAGCTGTTGGAAAAGTTATTGTGTATCCACCTAATCTATTATCAACAAAGTTAGTTGCATTAAAAACGGTTGCTCTTTCAGGAATGATACCGTTTGTATAATATAGATTACTAAATTGTGTTTGTATCCCAGTTGCAGGATCAAATACTGGAACAGCTTTCATACCAATACCTACAAAATCAATATCTATTGATGTGAAAAGAGTTTCAGTAGGAGTTATAGGAATATTCTGTAAAGTTCCAGTAAATACAGTGGAAACACCATTTCCAAGGCCAATTTGCTGAATCTGTCTTAGATAGTTCCATCTTAAAAAGAACTCTTCTTTTGATTGAGAAAACCAAGTTCTATACCCAGCAACATAAACAGGATCGCTGCTTGTTAATATCAAGTTCTTAAAGTTGAACATTGGATTTTGAGCAAACAAATCATCATTTGTATATGTATCTACATAAGGTTGTGTGTAGAAATTAAAACTTTTTCTTAGGTAACTTAGCTTTAGATGCGAAGGGAAATCATATATAAGAAAAGTGTTTATATATTCATCTATAGTTGCATCAGAAATTTGATCTGTTGAAGGAGAACGAGTTAACCGTCTCGCTTTTACTCTTATAGCATTAAGTGTTGAATCTGGCATAGAAACCTCTTCAGTTGGGCCAATCTATTGATATAAATCAGCCCGTTTTTATATCTATTACATATAGATCATCTTAACATCTATAGATATTTCAATGCAATTATATATTTTGAACAGTTATAATATCTCTGCCTAAACTTGATTCATCAATGAAATCTAATGGCACAAAACTGAATCTCTGTACTTTTCTGCCTATTTTTTGTCTAAACTTACCATCACCTTCTTCAACATGTTGATATATAGGATATGAACAGTTGTTATTTAGGTGATGTGCAATCATGTAGGGAACTTCATATACTTTACCATCTTCAAAGTAATATGATTCCAATGGAACTTCTT